GTGCATCTACTGTGATTAGTTTGCTGGAAAGAATCTCCACCCCTCTTAGTCCAAGGAACCCAAGCAGAAAGGCAATGGCGTATCCGTAGCTCGGCTCAGTGTCTAAGTGAGCCATTTTGAGCACAAGAGGTGTCACATAATTGGCTGAAGCTGCTCCTCCAATCAGGCTTGCGATAGCAGCAGGAAGGTTTTGAGAAGCCTGTTTCGAGGACATAAGGATGCTGCCGAACAATCCGGCGACAGCCAAGCCAACGTCAATACCTTCTTCCTTTAAATTCATTTGATTCGATAATGTACTAAAGCTACACGCCTTCCGTCAACACCGATATGCATAAACCTTTTCTTTTCAGCGTTGGCTTTTGCCAGAAAGTTCTTGGCTGGATTGTGTGATCTTCCAATCTTTTCAGCAATTTCTGATAAAGTGTACCACCCTTCTCCTGCCGGAGGACTGGGGGGATACATTTCTTGAGCCAGTTTAGTCACCCAGTCTACACTGGGAGCTTGAACGTGTTTGTCTTGGTTTCTTTTGCCAGCCATATTTGTGTTTCGTTGTCGCAATATTCGCCCCAGGCAAAGCCCCTGCTCCACGATGTTGTTGCCCGTCTTTGGGCCGCGTAGCCCATTTCCTCGGTCTTGCCCAGCCAGCCCACGCAATACCCTGTTGGATGCGCTCTATTCCTTCCTTCAGCCTGAGTGACTCTGTGCAGGTGGGCAATAACTGCCTTGTTGGCTGACCCTGAGCATACGGCCTCGCAATGATCGCGCACGCTCTGCTCAGAAATCATATATCCATGCCCAAACAAAGCATCACCGTATTGCCGCCAGCCATTCTGGAATGAATACGGCACAACCTCGCATTTAACCTCCCGAGCGCGATCTAATATCTGCTGGTAGATCCGGCAAGCCAATGCAGACACGATGGCTCTGGGCGACTCCATGAGGTTTGTCAACCTAGCCTCATGATTTCCGAGGAGATAAACCTGCGGCGAAAACCGCGAGATAAACGAAAGTCCATCGTTCAAATCTCCTTCAGGATCAGCGGCATCATCAGCAGTTCCAATTGCCCCGCTCCGCAAGCAAGCTAGGTCAATATGGTCGCCTAAAGCAATCCGAGTGTCTGGCTTCCAGCGTTTCTGGAATGCATAAACCTCGTCAAGTAAGGCTTGATCAACCAAGTGCCCATGGGTGCAGCCCACAGCCATGAACCTTTTCCACTTTCTGGTAATGTTTGCCATATTAAACGCAGAACATCCATATAAGGGCTATTTCGTAAACCTCTACATGCAAGTCAATTCCGCACATTTTAAAGATCCAATTGATCACAAACCGCAACACAATTGCCAAAACCAAAACTTCACCAAACGCTTTGAGCCTTGTAACTCGTTGAGCCATGGCTTTTTGCGTTGGAGTAGTTCGTTTTGTCATTTCTTTGTGTCTGGTGTAGGAGCAGCATGAGAAGCCCCGTAGTAAAAGGAAACTACAGCCGCCCAGCTAGTAGATAGCGATCCAATCAAAAGCGTCAAGCCTGCATTGTCCCAAAGCTTAAGATCGCCTGTCATTAAACCAATCAGAATGCCAAAGAATCCTGTTGTCACAACACACGCCAGTGCTGCTGGAACCCAAGAACCAGTCTGTGTCTGCATTGTTCTGGCACTAGCCCTGTCTACCTGCTGTAACTCCTCAGCCTTGATGCCCATCTCGGCCATTTTGGTTTTAAGCTGCAAGTCAGCCTGTTGCAGCGCAGCCATCTGTTCTGCCGTCAGTTGTCCAGACGTCAGAGCTTTTTCAATCTTGGCCTTGGTTGGCTCAGAGATGCCCAGCACTCCTGCTACACTCGACACAGCCACAGCGCCCAACGGCCCGCCCAAAAGCTGACCGATTGTAGGAAGTATTTGTTTTACCCAGTCCATAAATTAATTGGCTAAAGCGTATTTGATGGAGTTTTCAGCAAATGCAGCAAAAATGTAAGTTGCAGCACTAGTGTTGTTTAGCGTTGCGCTACGAATTTTGAACCCGTTTGAAAGGATGTCTATAGACAGCAGTGCCGCTTCTGCTGCTGCCGTGTTTGCTGAAGAAGTAATTCCAGCAACATTAAATGTGCTTCTGGAGGTGTCAATTATTGCCCAGTCACCAGTTGTGCTGCTGGCTTTAACCATAATGAATCTAGGCTTAAACCCACAACTTACAAATGGCCCGTCTGCAAGACCGTTGCCCGTGTAGCTACCAAACTTGGAATAACCAGCTACTTCTGAGAAACAGTAGGCGACATAGGTTGAAGCCACGAAAAAAGTGTCAATTGAAAATACAGAAGAAGTTGGCGCAGTATTGTTCCATGCTGTGATTGTTGTTGCCGCCGCATCTGTTAAGTGTAGATTAAGGACTTTTGTCCAACCTAATGCAGTTGTTCCAGCAACCCAATCGGATACACCGCCTCTGCGTTTTGCAATAATAAAACTAGGTGCAACACCAAGACCATGACCCACAGTAGCCGCTGATCCAGTGCCTGTAAATGTCACCACGCTAAATCCTGCTGCTGTGTTTGCGCTGACCTGTGACGTGATGCTGCCACTAGTGTTGCTGACGGCTGTGCCGCCTGCTTTCCATTGCCAAGCAATATATGTTGCTGCTGCCGTGTTCAGTTTTGCCAGTGTTCCAACCGTAAATCCATCTGCGTTGAATGCTGTCAAGCCAGTTGCCTGTGTCGTTTCAGCGGCAGTCGAGTTGCTTACCAAATCCAAAGTAACTCCACGCACAGAGTCGTACAAAGCGTGATCGGTTGCTCCACTGCGCCCTTTTAGCCACACAAAGTTAGGCTGGAATGAAACGCCATTGTTGACATTGCTGATCGTTAATGCAGATCCAGTGCCTGTGTACGTTGTAGCCGCCATCACATACGCACCATTAGCAATCGCAGGTGTAGGCAAGTTTGCAGAACATAATGAAACAAATCCACCACCAGGAGGATAAAGAAATGCGCGTTGACCAAAATTAAAATTTCCCAATGCAGTGGCAGTCAATGTTCCCATGCATGACATGGTTGGCGTTATGTTACCATTGTTTGTGATAATTGTAATATGCCCAGTGCCAGCTCCGGGATTTCCAGAGTTTTGCCAAACATTATTTACTGAAATCCAAACTTGCCCTGTACTTGCGTCATAAGCAATTCCAGCGGTGCCAAGATAAGCACAAGCAGTTGCTGCAAATATTATTGCATTATTTTTATAAATTGATCCATCAAATCCAAGATAATCAACTCCATTTGCAAATGTACCTTGAAATCCTGTAATTGGATATCTTATATCTCCAAGTCCTACACCTTCTCTTCTGGCAGTAGAATTATTTTCAAATGTAAATTCCCAATAAAATTTACCAGTGCTTGGAAATACAAAATTTGTTCCAATCCATGTTGTTGTTCCTGTTGTTACATTTGCCGCTACAATTGCTCCAGTTAAATTTCCTCTGGATAAGGTTGCAAACTTATTTAAATTTCCATCTAACACTGCATAATTGTTAGTAGGAATATCAAGCATGCTATCATAATTAGATCCAGCAGTTATTGACACTCCTACCGGAGTCCAATTGTTTCCTCGTCCACTGAAATCTTTTCCAATAGTAGTAACAGTTATTCCTGAATTATCTTTAAACTTAAGATAAAATCCATTGTTTCCATACGCTCCATTAAAGCGTTTTGGTGACAAAACTCCAGAAATTTGATTTATTTCTGCAAAAAATAATGGGTTTAATGCTTGCCCATCAATAAAGTTAATTTCTGTAATATATCCATCAAGATACAATGATCCCGCTACATTTAGTCCAATATTATGTAAAACAGCAGTATTAAATTCTGAATTTGCAGTTGTTCCAGTTGCGACAGAATTTCCATTTACATATAATGTTTGAGCAGATCCATTTTGAGTATAAACAATGTGATACCAAGCTGCTGTATCCCTAAATACAGCAGTGCTTGCTGCCGCTGTTGCTCCAAGAATATTTAAAACTAATTGATTATTAGCATTAATGTAAAAATACGAATTAGTAGAAGCAAATAGTGTTTTGGAAGCTCCTATTGTTCCGCGTTTAATCCATGCAGACCACGTGAATACATTTTGATTTGTTGGAGATGCAAATGTTCTACTCAAATATCCATTTGGTCTAAGTCGAATTGAATTAGTTGCCACACCTGCCATTGAAGGTGCTCTTAATCCACTTGTTAAAGATAACATAAATTATACAGTAGCATCACCAGCAACAACCCAAGAGTTGGCAGCAACTTTGATCAGTGACACAATCGCGTACTGACCTGCTGTCTTCGTTCCATTCTTGCTGTTTACTGCCGTAGTTCCGGGTGTAACAGCAGCCACTGTCACCTGTCCAGCACCAAGTTGCATCAGCAGGATCTGTGTGCCGATAGGGAAGTTGGCATTAGCCGTAGCGTCCGTTGGGATGCTAATCGTAATCGCCGAAGCATTGCTTGCGGTAATCAGCTTACCTGCATCCGAGCCGCCTGCAATATCCGTAACCGTGTACGTTGTGCCAGTCTGCGCGTTAATCAGTGCTTGTGCTGTTGCAATCGGACTGCGCGTCAATCCAGCCAACTGCGTCGAGTTGGTGATGTACATTTGAGTCAAGTCAAACTCAAGCGCACCAAGTTGCTGTGTTGTAAGAAGAGCAACTCCAGTTGTGGTAGCACTAAAATTAATTGGATTTACGGTTGTGCTATTTACAACAAGAGTTTGTCTTCCACTAAAAGTATTAGCTGATGACCCTACGTTTGAAACTCTTTGATTAACCGTTACTGCCGTTACAGTAGATGTGCCAACATTAATTTCAGATCCAACAGGCCCAACAAAAGCATATGTATAACCATTTCTGCTAGCACCAGCTTTAACCGTGCAATAAATTCCATTTCTTGCTGTTCCGCTAAACCATGATGGGCGTTGAAAAACAGCCGACACTCCAACTGCGCCAGCCGTGGTGCACACCCAAGGCCCGTTTTGAATGGTGACTCCAGTTTGGGCTGTAAATAAAACCGTATCACCAACAGAAACCATTGTTCCATCTGGTGGATATGTGCCAGTTGCAGTGATCGTAAACGTGTTTGGCGTTACACCAG